GGCCAAGCCAAGCTTCAGTTCGGAGACGATTGGGATAGGGTCAAAGTCTACATGGATCTTATGATTCAGACCTTTTCCGGTGAACTTTTCACTTCCTTTAAGAATACGTTGATACTTTCAATTCTTCTTTTTGGTTTTGTCATTCATTACTTCAAGAAGACGCCAGAAAGCGAGATCAATATGGATGATTTTGTCCACAAGTTTGGTAAAGCTTCGGGATTCACCCTTGAAGGCGAATGCTTCAAGGGAGAAGAAGAATGCAAGGCAGTAGATTTCTTGAAAGGCTGGTGGGTGCCTAACGGAGGCAGCTATGAGTTCATGCCGCTAGTAAGCCGCCTTATGTCTTATGGCAAAACGCAAACCAATTTTGTCCACACCACACCAGGCAGGCAAAACATGGAGAGATCTGCAAGGTACGCTGCATACGCTACCGCCAGATGCAATGTCGTTGTTCCTAGGAACTATCCGGTTCTAGGCAGATATTTAGCCATGTGTGACAGGGTCTCACTTCCTTGGGATTTTGCTACCAAAGCGAAAATGTTTGATTCTATCTACAGAGAGCCAGATTCTCTGCCAATGTTCGGAGGTTCGGAATCTGTCAAGGTTCCAGCAGACGTAGTTTTGGATATGATGCGAACAAGATATGGAGAAGAAATTATCGCCAATCTTCCCACCTTAGATGCTTTTTTGGATGACATAGATTTTGACACATTTGAAGGATTCACAGTCGTGTCGGGATTCCCATGGCTCTCGATCTTGAGAGACAGGGACTATGGCAAGCCTAAGCAGGTGGATTCTGCGGATGGAAGCCTTTCCACCAGACCTAGCAGTGCTCTAAAGGACATTTCTTTGAAAACATCAGACAGTGATAGCGAAGAAGTAGTTTTAAATGAAGACAGTGAAGAAGAAAACGACTTTATCCTCAACGATAGTGAGCTAACTCCAGGACAGTTCTTAGAGCGCAAATACGGCATAGTAGATTCTGCAAACTCCTCAGACGAAGAAAGTTCAGATCTTGAACACACTTACGAGAGTGATTTATTTTGATTTTTCAATTACTAATTGTACAAGACGGGCCACTGTAAATAATACACAACAACACATACACATTCTCTCTCACTCATGAACAACAAACAGTAC